TATACAGACAAAGTAGTTCCAGACCCTATAAAACCTGGTGATGACTCAGACAAAATAAGTGAAGATACCGAAGACTATAGAAGTATAAACATAAAGAAAATAGATAATGGACTTTGGATAGGAGATAGTAGAATTCATGACTGTATTAAATATAAATGTGGAGAAATAAAAGGTAAAACTCCTACTACTCAGCCACAACCTGATAAAAAGGAAGATAACAGTGCAACTGCAAAACAATACAAAGCAGCAGTAGACTATTATGCTAAATTTGGACTAGGTAAATGGAGTGATAAATATAGTGATGTTAGAAATATGCGTAGTAAATCTAATCATTGGAAAATATATGCTCCAGTTGAATATTATAGCAAGAAATTTGGACTTGACCCACAACTAGTCTATGCAATGATATACGCTGAGTCTAGTGCTAATCCATACGATGCTACTAAGTATAGCGGCGGCGGATACGGTCTTATGCAATGCGAAAGAGATGCTTATTTTAATAAAAAACAAAAGATTGAATATTTAGATGGTAAAGTTGAATACTTTACACCAAGTTATTCTAATATGAAACCTAAATCTTGTGGCACTAAAGTTATAAATGGAGAAAAAGTGGATAAAGCAATATGTAACCAAATAATGTTTGGATGTAATGAACTTAGAAAATCATTAAAACGTTTTAAATGGAATATATTCGCAGCCTTGGTTGGCTATAACTTCGGTTTATATGGATGTGATTTATTAATATGTAGATATGTAGCAATGAAAAATGGTTTATCTTGGGTCAATAAATATGGATATACAGTGCAAAGTTCAAAAGTACAATCTTTATATTTCAAAGAATTAGAGAAAGGTACTGCTGCATGGGCTGGTGGTAGAACATGGTATGTAGAAAATAAACACGCCGGTACTGCTAATAATATTGAATGTTACCTTAGATGGTACAAAGTAGTAGACGGTCAATTGCCATATTGTATTGATGAAAAAGGTAAGAAAAGAGGTTATGGAGCAATAAAACCAGCCACATCAAATAAAAGTGCCGAAGCTACTGCCGTATCTACAGAGTCTTTAATGACTAGAGCAGCAAGTGTTAAGAATGCTCCTACATGGAAAATAGAAGGTAACACAACTAATAAAAAAGGAGTAGCTGAGAATGTAAGAAAAAAAATAGTCAATAAAGCTAAGGAAATTTGTGAATTACATCAAAAGTATAAAAAAGCTACTTACTATGGTGGAGCTTGTATATACGATGATAGCAAAAGATTTAGAGTCAGTGGAACTATACATGGTATTAAAAATCCATACTGTTATGTGTGTTCATCTCTTAGTAGTTGTGCATATCTATATGCAGGACTTAGAAGTGTAACTGCTAAATATGGTGGAGCTAACTGTAATTATGGTACTTTAGTAAAAAGTGCTTGTAAATATAGTGGATATACTCTAAAAAAATTAACAAGTACAACAATTAATGAATTATTACCTGGAGACTTAATAATGCTAAGTAATGCCACAGTCCCTTCAAATGTAACAGTTGCGTGGGCATCAAAGCCTGGAGGAGCTTCTAAATATGCCACTGCTGGTACTCACCACGTAGTTGTGTATTGTGGTAAAGTAAATGGTAAACGTATGATAGCTCATGCTAGTGGAGGTCATAAATGGCCTAGAGCCATAAGATATGAAGATATGAGTATAACATATAGTTCAAGAGGTAGTATGTCTCATTGGTATACACACGGCATAATACTTAGACCATGGGACTTGGCAAGGGCGGACAAGGAGGCTAAAGTAAAAGACCAATCACCTTCAAAACCAGCACCTCCAAAAGACATAGTAGATGATGATGACGGAACAACTTATGAAGTTACATTTAAAGGACTTAACAGTGCAGCTCCTAAAGACTTTGTAGAGGGAGGAAACCTTATTACTAATATTACTGTCAATGGAGTTACTGATAAAACACCATATCCTAAGACTGTCAGTCATGTCATGTTAGCTTTCGGAGTTCCAGCACTTGGGGATAATGTGGATAACGTTGTGGAAGACTATCAATCTCTTATAAAAGCACTATTGAAGAAATATCCAAAGAAACCTATATTTGTATGTGAAGAACCACGTTTGAGAAGTTCTCAATCAGGCAACTACAAACAAATGAATGAAGCAATAGACTCACTTAATAATATGATGTTGGATTACTGCAATAAAACAAAATACGTTATATTCTTGAGAAAACCAAAAGATATGTGTGATGCCACTGATAGATATTACTGGCTTAGTAGTCTTACTACAGACGGGTATAGAATGAAAGATGAAGCATCTACTCAGACTTACTACAAGAAATATAAGGAAAAGATATTATACTTTGGAGAAGGAGCAGAATGGGAGAGTAACAGTGCTACAAGTAATAAAATGTTAGATAGTCAAAGAGTGTACACTTACAATAAACCACTAACAAAATTACAATTTAGAGTGCCAGCAACTTCATCCACTAATTATAATGATAGTTACTATGCACGTATTGTATTCACTACTGCAAAAGGATTCAAGCTAATACAACCTAGCACAGTATACCTAGAAGGTGTGGACTGTAAGAATGGAGTATTATTACCAAAGGAAAATACTACTTATATTGTATCGGTGTATTATAATCCTGATACTACTATTAGCGATAAGGCATATCTTGGAAGTGTTGGAGCTAAGAAAAAAGGCAGTAATTATGCACAGCCTCTTTTTAAATATTCCTCAGACCTAGTTAAAATAGCTGATAGTTATTATAAAAATAATAGTAAGTTCAGTTATAATAGTACAACTCCTTGTGACTTCAAGAATCCAAGCGAAAATATCAATAAATGGAAAGTAAATGGTAAGTACCAAATAGATGATAGTTGTTTCCTTAATTATGTATTAACAGGTTGGACTTATGATAAATCACCATATGGCAATGAAAAGAAAACTGATAATAATAGAAATAATAGTGTGAGCTGGGCGATACCAAGCACTAGAAATGAAGCTAATATAGGAAAATATTTTGTACAAAAGAATTGGGTAGTAGATGTGGCAGATTTAGAAACATTTAAGAATTTAGCGATTGGAGATATAATATTCATGGACGCTGACAGTAAAAATAACGGTGAATTTATGGCCATATCACATACTGCTATAGTAATAGAAAAAGACAAAGCGGGTGATTATGTGGCACTTGAATGCACTAATGGTTTATCAAGTGGAGTATTCAGAAAAGTGAAAGTGAAAGACCTTACAAGTAAAAATATATTATTTGTAGGTAGATTTATGATTGGATAGGAGGGATTTACATGATTGGTGATGGACAAGAACATGTTGATAGACCCATATACGATGATGACGGTGAGATGATTGTATGGCCAACACTAGATGAGGATATGGAAGAATTTGCAGAGGAGGAAGCACCCGTTGTGGTTGCTTCCGACGATACTACAGAAGATGATACATATTATGAAGTACCTGACACTGTAGAAGATGACCAGGATAGAATTGATGTACAAGTTGAGAGTATAGAAGATGAAGAATGTGAGGACGCTAAAATAGGTGATATCCAACAGGCTGGTGAAGATTATAACGAGGCTATGGATACAATTGTCGGTATATTAATGCAAGCATTAAGTACAGAAGAAATGACAGAGGAGATGAGTGCAGAATTACAAGACGCAACTAACAATATGGAAACTGCTAAACAAACAATAACTGATTTATGTGGTGACCCTGATACAAAAGTATTAGAAACTGACCCTGATACTAAAATTCCACAAAACTTACAAGAACTATTAGAAACACTTACAAAAGATGGAAAGGCTCCATGGCTATATATAGATGATGAAGGTAATCTATTATTAGACGGAGAAAGCGTTCCAAAATTAAAAGTAGTTGAGTTAGAGGCACAGAAGATAAAAGCGGATTATGGTGAGTTCAAAGACCTTACAACAAATAACTTTACAGCTATAAATGCTAAAATTGATAACTTAAAAGTCGGTGATTTAGATGCCATTAA